GCTTAGCTAATGCAAAATCTTTTAAGTTCTTAGGAGCAACAAAATGACTACAGGTATTTTTAACACTAGCCAGTTTGCACCGAACCTTGCTAAGGTTTCGTTTGCTGGCATGATTACCCGCTTTATGCCAGCTGGTAACGCACCGCTGTTTGGTCTGACTTCGATGCTGCCAACTGCAACTGCACTGCAAGCAACTCATGGTTTCTTTACTAAGACTATGGTGTTTCCTGCATTCACTCTCACTGCTAACGTTTTGGTAGGTGATACTACTCTGACTGTAAGCTCTACCAAGAACTTGCTGCCAGGGCAAATTCACCAGTTTTTCCAGACCAAAGAAAACGTAATTATTAACAATGTAATTTCCACTACACAAATCCAAGTGTCTCGGGCAATTGGTACTGTAGCAGCTACTGCTATTACCTTGGGTGGCGGTGTATCTCCGGAAGCTTACCAAGTTGGTAACGCATTTGAAGAAGGTTCGGTACGCCCTCAGGCAATGGGTATCGATCCAATCCAAGTAACCAACTACACTCAGATCTTCCGTAACACTTGGGCGATTACTGGTACCGCTGATGCAACTCAGGTAATTGTGGGTGATACTACCCAAGCTGAGAACCGTCAGGACTGTGCAGCTTTCCACGCAGCTGATATTGAGAAAGCTCTGTTCTTTGGTCAGAAATCTAACGGCTCCCGCAACGGCATGCCATTCCGTACCATGGACGGTCTGGTAAGTGTGGTTAGTAACATTGCTTACTATCCACCAAGCTACGCTGCGCCAAACGTATTCCCAGCTGGCTCTACTACCAGCAATGATCAACTGGAAGCTATGCTGGATCCAGTATTTGATCAGGCTACCGATCCTAAAGTAGCTAATGAGCGAGTACTGTTTGTTGGTGGTAAGGCTCGGGTAGTTCTAAATAACATCGGTAAAAAATCCGGTGTGTATCAGTTGATGGATGGTATGACTTCCTGGGGTCTGCAATTCTCCACTATGCGTCTGGCTCGGGGTACTTTCCGAATCATTGAGCACCCACTATTCAACTCTAACCCTAACTGGTCTCGCATGGCAGTAGCTGTGGACTTGTCCACCTTTGCACTTGCTTACCTGAAAGGGCGTGATACCTTGAATAAGGAGTTCAACATTACTGGCGCTCAAACTACCGATAACGGTATTGACGCAGTTGGCGGTTCGCTGCTGACTGAGTGCACTACTGAGATCCGTAACCCACCAGCTAACTCGATTATCACTGGCCTCACTGCAGCTGCTTAATCAAGCGAGTAACTTGCCACATGCCCGGGCTGTTAATAGCAGTTCGGGTATTTTTTAGTCTCATTTAATTTCCCAGGATAACTATCATGACTACTGTAACTCTGTTCAAAAACTCCAACGGTAACGTAAACGTAGCCCTGAAATCTGGTAATACTGTTGCGTTTATCCTTGGCCGATTCTTTACTACCAACGCTAAGTTGCAAGCTGAGCTGCAAGAGGCTGCAGATAACAGCCAAGAATTCGGGATCTATGTAGATATTGCTGAGCCAGAAATTGATCCAGAATGCGCAACTCCACTGGATCAACTGCGTAAGCGTGTACGTGAGGAAGTTATGGCTGAGCTTAAAGCTGGCGGCCGTCTGGTAGATGCGGGTGTATCTCACCAAACTCTTACTCAGCAATCAATCTCTTCTAGCGCTTCTGTAGCAGGCCAAGCAGAACTGACCGAAGGGCAACGCAAACTTGCTGAAGATCAAACTAAGGTAGTAGAAGAAGGTTCTAATTCACCAACACCTACAGTAGTTGTTGACTCCCAGACCGCTGGCGCTGTAGACACTCGCACTCCACAGCAAATTGCACTTGATAAATTGAAAGCCGGTAATACTAACTAAGTTCGGTACTATCGGCTAGGCGCGCCCCGGTCGCTAGGGAGCTGACCGCAAGGCTAAGCTGCGAGGCCGCCGGGCCCACAAATCACTAGCGGTCTAGCGTAGGGGCGAAGCCCCGAAGCGGCCGCTTGATTTGGGGTGCGGCCGAAGTAAGCTAGCCGGAGCGGGTTAGCTCCTAAGACTGGAAGCGCCAATTGGAGTTGCTGCTATGACATTTCAAGAGATTTATGATGAGATTATTCTTATCACTAAACGCCCAGACTTAGTTGATAGAACTAAGCAAGCAATTAGAGCTGCAACACTTAAAGCTCACCAGTCGGATTTTTATTACAAAGATCTTATTGAGACTCCAGTTCAATTTACTGAACCTTTCTATCTACAAAGTTTTGTTCCAACTGAGGTTGTTCCAGCCTTCCGTAAAGCTAAATACATACGCTTGTGGGTAGGTGGAATTACTGGCAATGCTGGAAAGTTTCTTACTCCAATTCAAATTGAAAACTCTATTGATGGTTATGGCCATACAAAGAGTGATGTATTTTATATGGCTGGACAACTGCTCCAAATCCGGGGATGTTCTCCACTGGATAAAGTTCTTTTTGGTTGTTATAAAAATCCCACAGTCACTCCTGAAGCTGCATACTCTTCTTGGATTGCAGTAGAAATGCCTTATGTAATTATCTTTGAAGCCGCTAGAACTATATTTAAAAGCATGTCTTATACTGAACAAGCTAATGAATATAGCCAACTTGTTGGAGAGCAGTTTCAAGAACTTAAACTTTCCTATGTGGATGACGTTCCACTGACTTGAGGATTTAATTATGTCTATTGGAATTTGGACTGCTGTAGCTGGGACCACTAAGTTAACTACTTTTGGAAACCCTTTGCTTACAGCCTTGGCGGACAGAACTCGAAGTCTTGTTGTAACTGCTGGGCCACATTTGCGCTTTGTTAATCTTGGGTGTGCGCCAGTCTTCTTAGTACCTTCCCCAGTTCCAACAACAGATGGTGATGCACTTACTCGCGGAATTCCAGTAGCTGCAGAATCTGATGTAGTTTTAGCAGCTGCTCCAGGAACTTATACACTTTATTCACCATACGAATCTTTGAGTTTGTTAACAACTGAAGGCACTCTCACTTAAGGAGAGTTAAAATGGCTGATTCAAGTATATGGAGTCCCGGAGATATGGCAGGACCACCTGGACCACCCGGACAAGCAGCTACAATTCAAGTTGGCACAGTTCAAACTGGGGCACCAGGAAGTGCAGCTAGCATAACTAACTCAGGAACTACTTCTGAGGCAGTCTTTGATTTTGTAATTCCACAAGGGCCTCAAGGAATAGGAATTCAAGGCCCTCCAGGATTACCGGGTGAAGCTATACAAGGACCTGCTGGACCTCCAGGTATACAAGGAACTCCTGGATCTGTTATCTATTCTGGAATTGGAGTTCCTTCTAATGCTCTTGGCATTAATGGGGACTACTATATAGATAGCTCTAATGCTATTTTGTACGGACCCAAAGTTTCTAATGTTTGGCCGGGCACCGGTGTAGATCTAAGAGGTGGAGCTAGTGGAGTTAACTACGGAACAAGGACAATAACTAATAATGCTACAGTCATTGCAAAGACTGCTGCAGTTGATCCAACCTTAGTATCCAACTCAGATTACACTCAAGTAACTGGGATATTCGGCGCATTGCCTGATGGAGTTCTGCGGGGAATAACGCAGCAAACTAACTCCCTAACAATTGGAAGAACTGGTGTTTATGAGATAATGCTATGGGCTTCTATGTCTGCTTCCACTGTTAACACAAACATAGCTTTTAAGTTTGCAGTTAACGGAGCTATAAGTTTAACGCGTAGACCTATAGCAAGGTTAGATGTAGCCAACCAAATAGGAGCAGTTTGTGCGAATGGACTTGTTCAGCTTAATGCTGGAGATGTGGTAACAATGTGGATGGCCTCAACTACAACCACTAACGTTAGAATACTTGACGCAGTATTTAGCCTGAAAGAACAGAGATAGAGGAACTGATATGACTCCGTCAGATAAAGCTGATGCAGTTACAGGGATAGTGACGGTTACATTAGGAGTTCTTAGTGGCTCCTTTAGTCCAGCGGATTTTCATGAATGGGGCACAACCATTATGGGGTTGTCTCCATTTGTGTTAATCCTTTTTTTGATCTGGAGAATGAGACAGTTAGATAGCCAGCACAAAGAATGCACAGCAAATCAAATTAAGACCCAGGATCAATTAATGCTAACTTACAGAGCATTACAAGATTCTCAGATTCGTAGAAATTTACCTACAGAAGATGAGTTCTGTTCTGGAAGTTTTTGTTTAGATAATCATTTACCAAAGGAGAAATAACATGGCAGGTTCTAGTATTTGGGCACCAGTAGGAGATAAGGGACCTGATGGAGATCCTGGCCCACAAGGACCGCCGGGAGAACAAGGTCCTCCAGGTATTCCTGGGGCAACAGAAGACTTAAGATTTCTGGGCAATAAAACAACTCCACCTACACTGCGTAATAA